GTAGAGAAATACTTTCCAACATAAGGATCCATAGCAGCGATGACATTTAATTTCTCTGTCATCATTTCTAAGTTCTTTAGTTCTGTGAAATGATTATCATAGAGATAGTCATACTGGATATGCTCTTTCATGTCATCCCAGTCTTCTGGTGTGATAACACTCTTGAGTATTAGCTGTGTCTTGAGGGTGTCATGGAATATGTCACTAAACTTTTTGCGGAGTTTTCCTACAAACTTAGTGAACTTTAATTCATCCCTAGTGATCTCTGCGGATCTACCAAGGTCAAATGATGTGCCACTTTCTAATCTTCCTGCAGGAACATTTAACGCTTTGTAAAGTTTTGTTTGGAAATATTGCACGTCTGTCAATTCTCCAAGGTTCTGACCACCTGGCAATGTAGTAATCTCTGTTCCTCTACCACCTTCTCTACGTGGTAACCAGAAATCTTCCATCATTGACATGTATTTTCTGTCATCTCTGATCTCACCAGTAGCAGCATCGTATACTAACTTGTTACGATACCTACCCATAACCTCACGAAGATATGTTTCCGCTTTTTGTTTTGGTAGATTACCAACGTCAATGTAGAATATTCTTCTTTCTGGTGCTCTTGATATTCTGTAGATAACAAGAGAGTCCTCGATCATACGTAACTGATTGAGAACTTTGATTCCTTTATGCAAGTAAGATAGAATGATATTTCTATTCGTATCCATCAAACCTGATGTGCAATATGTGATTGCGTCTTTTGCAATTCTGATTCCGCTATTTGCAGATGTATTGTTTAGACCTTTTGGATTGTATAGGAAATACTCTTCGCCTTTACCGAAGTCATACTTCATAAACTCATCTGCAGTTTTTGGTTTTGTTATCTGCCTTACTTTCTTAATCTTGTGTGGATCTACATAACGCAATTCTTTGATACCATCCGCAGGATTATCTAAGTCAATTACTTTATGATAATATAAACGCCCATCAATATACCATCTACGGAACATCTCATGAGCTTTGCTATCGAAACCAAATAAATTTTTTATATAATCGAACTCGTCTCTAATAATACTTTTTACTGCATCACTAACTTCAAGGTTATCTAAGTTAACTTGAACTGGACTATCGTTTTGATCTGCAACTATCGCTTCATGAATTATATCTTCAATCGCTGAATCAACCTCTGGGTGCATCGCCATTTCGCGATACTTCTTCACCATGTCATACTCAGTTTTGAAGTTACCGTCTAGGTCAAGATACTGACCGTAGTAACCTCCTGCAATATAACTCGTAGCTCCATCGTCAGAAGAAGGCTGGATCGGAGACGGAGCACGACTCTTCTCTGCATTCTTCTTAAACGAGAAACCGAATAACTCTGCCATAATATCTGTGGTTTCTTATCCTTATTATTTAGTAGGGTTATTAAACGAGACTATCGTTGCTACTGTTTCCTGCATCAACTGATTTTGATGTGTGGAACTGATATGCAAATTCTACGTCAAACTCTTCAAACGAATCATTGTTGTCATACGCAACTGATACCTGAGATACAGATACAGGGAATGCAGAGAACAATTCGTATTGACGAATAACCTTTAGGTTCTGTCCGTCACCATCAAATTTGCTTAACTGATCTACCTTGATGTTCTTCAAGATACCATCAGCATCACTACTGATACCAGCTGTTGCTGTGTTTGTTCCTACACCGTTTGTAAGTTCTATCCATTTCTCATATGCTGCACGCAATTCAAATGCGTCATCCATATAGAATGTTCCTGTCCATGTTTCATAAGTTCTGTCGCCAGGCACTTTGAGAACACGACCTCTGAATGGTAATTCAACAGTTCCTACGTTTGTTGCAGGAAGTGCTGCTGCTTTGCACATAAATGTGACTGACTCTTCTGGTTTACCAGTTCCATCAATTACAGGATCTGCTACTCCTGATGGGAAACCGTGTTCTACTGAGAACAGGTTAGGGCGGACACCGCCCTTAATTGCTGATTGAAAAGTAAGTAAACCTAATCCTTTACTTGCCATTGTTAATTTGCTCCGATGTTATCTGCGTGGGATGACTTCTTCAAATGATACACCTGTTCGTGTAGCAATGAATGTCAGTGTGATAAAGTTGATTGAACGTGCAGGCTTGATATAGAAATCTGCCTTAAACTCGTTCGCGTCGATGATTGCTCCAGTGTTATTGGACTCATCACATACAACTAAGAAATCTGTGATTCCTCTTTCAGCTTGAATGCCTCTAAGGAATGGTTCAACAACATTCTTAAAGTTGTTACGTGTGAACTCATCGTTTAATTCAAAAAGGACTCCCTTCGCAGCGTTGCCGATTGTCTTCTCTATCACATTGAAAAGACGTCTAACATTGATGCGATCAAATGCAGATGGTGAAGCGAGAGCTGTTTTGTCTCCGAATAGGACTATGCCCTGACCAGGTAAACTGGTTACTGGGTTGATCCTTCTTTGATACAGTGTATCTCTTTCGGATTTAGTTGGTGAGTATGCAAGTTTAACTGCACCTCTGATTGCACCACGGTTTAATCCTGCGGGAGAGAACCATGGAGTTCCGTTAGCGGTAACGCTTGCACATAATCCTGCAACGTCTCCGTTAAGTGGAACGTAACGATACTTGTCTGCAAATCTGTCGTAGATATACTTCCAACCATTGTCAAACACACCGAATGATGTTGCTTGCATGTTATTGTAGAAGTCTACTACATTTTGTGTTTGTGTTGCTGAGGATGTAACTCCAACAACGTCTCCATAGAAAGGAGATATGAAACCAACAGCGTCTTTTCTGCCAGAAGCAATGGATAGAACCTTTGCTGCTATAGACTGTGTGTTGGATTTACTGCCGATGTCGCCAGGACCCATGAGGATGTAATCAACATCTAATGTCTCAACATCTGCGAACTCAGTAAGACCAGTCATGATCTCTCCTGATGTTGCACCTAATGTTTCAGCACCCTTTACAAAAGTATAACTTCTGTTAGCAGAGTCTGATGAGAATAAATCAAATGTAGTTGTGCTAGGACTTCCTGCATTTCCTGTTCCACCAAAGTTTGCACCAGTAGTGATTGCTGCATTACCACTTACGTCGTATGCATCATTCTCGTGTGAACCCCAGTAAACAAAGTTTGATTTGTCCTGTATTACAGTTGGGTAATAGTTAACTGCACCTGATGAAGTCTTTGCATTGTTTGCTTTAGAAACAAATGTAAACTTCTCAAGTAATGTATTTGGTGATCCAGTAATAACTCCTGTTGAGTCAAATACAACAACGTGCATTTCATCATTAGCACCACCACGTTCTGAAACGTAAGGTGAAGTGCCAGGTCTAGGAGCGATTGAATTCCATTTTACATTGCCATAAGCAACTTGTGAATCATACCAATCTGACTTTGCTGTGATGTTAAGGTCGGTTACACCGTTTTCAATAACCTCACTACCAGTCCAAGTATCAGAAGTAATTAAGGAAACTATGTTGTTAACAGAATCCCACTGATAAATGAAACCAGACTTAGCACCGCCAGGAGATCCAGATGCTGTTTGAACCTGAGTTCCTATTGTGGACGTAGACAAAGCACCATCGAGAGTTAGTGAAATATCAGCACCTTTATCAATGATGCTAACTTTAATTGCATTTGAATCACTGCCAGGATTTCTCGCTGCCCACTTGAATGGGTTTGCTGTTGCAATAGCATAAACTGATTCATATACATCTACTGTTGGAATAGACAGTGTATAAGGAGAAGTTACATTATCGTCTGATGCTGTAAGTTGTCCAGATGTAGCTACTCGAACAACATCAAGAACACCACCATACTGGAGGAAACTTGCTGCAGTCCACCATGTCCCTGCATTAGCGTCGGAGGGTTCACCGAACTGTTCAATTAACTGAGACTCGTTTGCGATGCGAACTGGTTTAAGAACAGGTCCTTTAGAGAAGGCACCCGCTATTGCTCCTACGTTTACTTCAACCGTCTCAATCGACCCGATAGTCAAATCCCTTTCTTGGATTTCGACTCCTGGCGATAGAAGCGTGCTAGCCATGTATTTTACTCCTGATGTAATAACAATTTTTGTCTAATATTATTTAGAAAAAGTTGCCTTTCTACTTATAGTCCCACATATAACTTACGTCACCATACTCATCTAGCTTCCATTTTTCTTGATTTTCCTCGTTCATATCTATCTGCCAGATGCTTCCAGACTCATCTACTATAGTGTCATCCTCCAATCCGTCAGATATAAAACCAAATGGTGCCATGTCTTGCTCGATTGCGTTCTTTTGATCCTCATATATGCGTCTTCTTATGTCCTGATCAGTCATTTCCTTGAAATAATCCTGCTGAACTAACCACGCAAAGATAACTAAACACATCACTAAGTCATCATTATACCCTTCGTCCGCTTCAAAGCTCTGCTTATTTTGTATGAACGTAGTCAACTCAGATACAATGTTGTAATCCTTAACAAGTAACTTGTCATCTTCGATTAGAGTCTTAAGGTTAGAGCATCCTTGTGCTTTGACAGTCTTGCTCATCTTCACACCCATCTGTGTTTTATTACCTGAGAATCCCTGTCCGACTTGCTGCCCTGCTCTACCCCGCATCGCACACATAAGAACGTTCTCATACTCTATGTCATAGAATAAACTTCCCGCAACTGCCTCTCCAATATCATTTACCTCTACCAATACATACGCATTATTATAATTAGTCGCTACATTATAGATGATATTTGGGAATAGCATCGGTCTAACATCATGGTCTCTGTATTTTGCTACTAGTCTCCACGGAGCATGCGTAATATCTATGACTACAAATGCGGAATAATCCTGTGCGAGACCACGAGATACGTCAACACATATAATGTAATCATGATTAGATACAGGATTTTCATATACGTCGAGAGATCCGTTGGTCGTAATCGGGTCATCGTAAGTTAATACTCTAAGTTTACTTGCTGTTATCAGTGTGTCAACAGATCCTAGAAACTCGCACTCAAACTCTTGAGTAAACTGTCTCTCTGATGTATTGGCAATAGTTGTTTCTTTCCATTTTGCATCTCGACCTGGCACTTTCGACCAGTGCACTTCCGTCCATGCATATCCATTTCTACCTTTTTGTGCATCAACCCACAACTTATAGAAGTGGTTCATACCATTAGGTGTAGATATAATAATTACTTTTGTTGATGTTCCAGATGTAATAGTAGGATATACAGAACTAAAGAACTGTTCTGCAATATGGTTAGGTATGAATGCAAACTCATCAAGGAATATGATGTTGAATGACATACCTCGAACTGCAGATGCAGAGGTAGATGCTGCCAGTATTTTAGATCCGTTTTCTAATTCCATCGAACCTTTGTTATACACAACAATACCTTGCTGTATCCACAGAGGTAATTGTTCGTATGCTAGTTGTAGTCTACTAAGTAAGTCTCTAGCAGTAGATAGTTTGTTAGCTAGAATACCAACGTTAACGTTATCATTGAATAGAATATAGTGTAGCAGATATGATACACAAGTAGTAGACTTACCAGTCTGTCTAGGGAGTTTTGCTATATTAAATCTATGCTCATGAAAAGATTCTATGAGTTCTTGTTGGAAATCCCACATCTTAAATGGAACTATACCCTCATCCAACGAGATGATTTTAATATAGTTCATAGCAAAATATACAGGATCCTCTTTGCACTTGAGGTATTCCTGTATTTGCTCTTTGGTAAATTGTATTTCAGTCCCTACCTTTTTGAGGTTGGGATTACCCAAATAAAAATCTTGACTCATCTAGTCGTTTTCAAATACTGCTCTGCAGATTCCTTCGTGTCAAACCAATGCATATGTCTATGCAATTGAACTGAAAATTTATGTGTAATAGAGTCGTAACCTATACGTCCTTCAAAGTCCATCCAATCAGGATCTAGAAGGTCTTCTGATACTGTTGACATGAGCGAATTTCTCCTGTTTAATCTCATACTCTAGCATGTTGCGTAGAATACGAGCTCTGGTTGAATCGTTAAATGCCTCAAGGACTCGTAGTTCTTGTTGCATTTCTTTAACTCTTCTAGACATATTTAGTCTCCTAAATTAGCATTTCCATTTACGGAGTGACTTGTTTATCCGACTGTCAGGATCCCTAGCAGTCTTCGCACTCGTCAATCTCTTTTTCATACCCTTCATTCTAGCACAGAAACTTGCTCTTCGCCCAGCTGCTTTACCACCTTTCTTTACCTTACCTGTAACTGGTGCTTTTAAATCGCTGCCAGGATTCTGTCTCTCATATGATTTTCTACCTTTTTCATTCAATCCACCAGAGGGACTCTTACCTGATTTCTTTTGCCAATCTTCACTTACCTGATCTTGTGGAAACGTAGGGACATCTGTTGATGGAACGACGGATTTTTTCTTCTCTTTATTCTGTTTCTTCTTCATTGCCTTATCTTTAAACTCTTCCTTAGAGTCACCCGCATAGAAATAAGTCTCTCCTAATCTTCTATCTTGATTCTTATTCTTATGTTTCCATGCTGTAGCATATGCAATTGACTTCTCATCCTTTGTCAATGCACCATCTTTTGCATATGATTTCTTGATATGCTTTATCATTCTTTCATACTTCTTACCCTTTGGTGCTTCTTCTTTTACTGCTGCTGCACGTAGTCTCTTTGCTTGACTCTTGTGCATTGCAACTGCCTTATCTAATTCAGCTGGGATTTTGTTTGCTTCTTTTCCTGCGTCTTTCTTAAATTCTTTTGAGTTCTTCAATCTCTGCGATTGACTTGCATGCATTTTTACTGCAGCGTCTAGTTCTTTTGGTATCTTATTTACAGCAGCACCATAGTGTTGCTCACTCATACCATCTGCTGCATCTTCACCTGTCTGACCTGATGGGTTGTCACTTGGAGTGTCATCATATGAACCATATGTGATACAAGGTTTCTTACCACATCCACAGTTTTTATTCTTGTTTACTCCTTCTTTCTGGAGCATACCATCCTTACCAATAGTCATACCATCTGGTAATGGTTTGCATTTCTGTTCGTCAAAGCAATAGTATTTGCCTTCACCACAGTTCTTCTTTGCTTCTAAGATAAATTTTTCTCTTGCTTCCTTCACCAATAATACAGGATCAGATGTAGGATCTGATTCATGAAAGTTTATTACCCTTGAGCCAGGATAAACTTTGTCTGCAATTTTTTGTGCTTGAGGTCTTTGTAGTTTACCTAACTTATCTCTAAACACTGTAACAGTAAACTGCCTACCTCTCCATACAAGAGAGATAACGTAGTATCTACCATACATGGTGGGGATGCGTGTTGCCATTTATCTTGTGAATGCTATGCTTGTTACTTTTATAGATGAACCACCCGCTGATGCTTCGAGTGTATCTGTTGGATCTTTTTCAAATACTTCTACAGTTCCATTAACTACTGTGGCACTACCGATAGTATTACCGCCAGAGTCTTTTCTTGTGATTACTGATACAGCACTATGTCCGTTATAAACACGAACTAATCCCGCACGACTCACATTAGTTGCAGAAGATAGATCCGCCTCAGCTGCTAATACTTTGATTACCATGATAGAATACTTCCTTTACTATGTTATTTATCTTTCTTCTTAGTTGCTTGTTTTAGCATCTTTTGAAGATCAGCAGTGCTACCAATAAACAATGAGTTATTAGTTACTGTCTGATTTTTAGGACTCTCCTCCTTGATAGATTTTTTGTCCTTTTGTAATGCCATCAGTTTATCTGCGACATCACCGACATTCTTAATTAGATTGCCAGCTACCTCATATGCACGAGGATGATCAGATGACATAGCAAGGTCAAGTGCACCGTTGACTGCTTCTTGTCCTTTGTCAATCAAAGAATACAAGTTACCTCTTGTGTATTCATAGTCACTATCAACATCATCACCCTTTGGTTTTAGATGAAGTTTGCTTGTTTTAGGGACTACCTCTGTTTCTGTAGGTTCAGTATTGAACACTTCATCCAATCCTGACATGTCTTCTTTACTCATAATACGATACCGATTCACTGAATCCAAAGTCATCACCACCTGTAAGTAGTGCGTCGTCTTGAACATCTATGATGTCAACTGCAGTTCCTGCTGATGCAGCAGCTGCCTTTGTTCCATTCTGTGCTCGTCTAACCGCTAGTTTGTTAGGAGATGTTTTGCTCTTGACATACATGACCTCGTTACCAACCTCAATGTATGACTGAGTTGGTATGTTGACAAAATCAACAACCTCGATGGTAAGATTCCTTGCAGTGATTGCTCCTGCAAGTTCTGTAGTTCCATCTTTGTTTTGGTCTGTAAGTGCTTTTGGCGTGACTTGATATGCAACCTGTCTTGTAGTTGCAACGTCTTTCATATCTGTGTATATGTCTGCCTTTGCTTTCTTGATTGGTGCCTGAGTTCCTACAGGTCCGAAGATGTATGCCTTGACTGTAAAGTTCATAGTAATCAAAGTAATCTTCTTCTCATCAAAAGATCCTTCATAGTCATCACTGTAGTTGAGACTATTCAATATGATAGGGACATCTCTGAAGTCTGCCATATCCTCAACCAACTTAAGTGTCATGGTATATGATGGTTGGAAGACAGGAACAATTTGTTCTACTATTTCTAATGCTTCGTCGTTTGTTTTAGATATTATATTTAATTCAAAATCAATATTATAAGGAACAGGTGTGAACTGTTTCTTGACTGCGTTTGCTGTATTTGCTTTTAATGTAAGTGTTGTTGGTGCAAGTTTTCTGGCACTGTCATATGAAATACCCGTCATCTCGAAAGATAAACGGGGAACTGTGATAGCAACCTTCTGGTTGAGATCTGCTTGTTGTTCTAATCTTGCTAAAAATTTCTGTCGAGGACCGTATGCTAGAGGAACTTTCATCCTACTATAAACAGAACCGTCCTTGTTCTCTTTTCTACATTCTATGTTATTAAACAGGGTGCCGAATCCAATGACACACTTTCTAATAATTTTGTTATACGTGTATGCACCTAACATTATACTAATCCGAATGGGTTGCCTTCACTAAAGTCAATAATATCGTCACCAATAGTTTCAAAGGTCACGCTCTCTGAATATTTAGGATCAGCAGTTGCTTGCTCATCTCTATTATCCAGAACTATCTGTGCTCCAGACTCTGATCCTACAATTAATTCACCTACTAAGAATGTTCCAGTTGGTGTCTTAAGTTTTACAAATCCCTCTTGTGCATTCCATTCTACAAGGTTTGCAGTTGCACCAGTTGATGCACCCGTAACTGTTTCTGGAACTGTAAAGGCACCTGTAATTCCTGCAGGAGCAGCAGTGAACGATGCAGTTGCAGATGTGTATCCGCTTCCACCGTTAGTAATATCTATAAGTCTTACACTCTTGTAACCCGAACCACCACTCAAAATATTGATTGCAGTCAATGTCCCGTTGGTAAAAGTAGGAACTAAAGTTGCTGCTACACCACCACTATCAGGTGCTGATACATTCAACGTTGCTCTGTCCTCATCATATCCTGCACCACCATCTACTATGTTGACAGATCTTATCTGACCTTCTTTTACCACTGTTCTAATGACAGCAGATTTAGTTGGTGATCCACCACTTACAGTTATGTTTACCATAAATGCCTCTGCGGTTGCACCTGTGCCATCGCCAGCTATTGTAATAGCAGGAGTTTCATTATACTTACTACCATTGTCACTAATAAAGATATTAGTAACTGCACCGTTATCTACTACAGGCGTTCCAGTCGCTGTCGTTCCATTGGTTGTAAGGTAGAAATGTTTGACAGTGTAACCATAATCAACGAGCTCCTCGTCGCTATCGAAGACATCACCTTTCTCATCACTGTATTCAAATAGTTCTGCTTTGAGTTTGTATACATAACCTTTACCTAACTGATAGAATGGTTCTTCGTGTTCTACGAATTTTATTTCAAAATAATTACTTGTTAACGGAAGGTATATCAGATCTCCTTCTTGTGGTCTCTCAGGTGCTTGATAATCTTTATCAAGTAAAAGGAATTGTGATATAAGATCCGAGAATCTTTGCTGAGATATAACCATAGTTATTTCATCAGTCTGTGCTACACCAAACTTTGTTAGTAGATCTCCACCACCTTGGAATCCATCAAAGTTCTCCATGTATGCTTCTATAATATATGCATCATTAAACTCACCAACCACCTCTTCATTAAAGATGCCATCCTTTATTGCAATTTCTCTAGGACAATAAAGTATATCCATCCCAAACATTTTGAGATGTTCTTCTACTAGGTTTTGTAATAAGAACTGTTCGTTCCTAGTGCCATGTGTAAAATAGGTGGTTCTTGCCATTATCCGATCATGTCTAGAGGTGGTGTCTCATAACGACTTATCATATCTTCTTCTAACTTTTCTACCTTTGCCTTACCTTCTTCATATATGAATTGACCATTCATTGTAATTCCACCTGGCAACTGTGCTCCTTGGAACTTGATTAAGTTTGCACCCCACTGTCTTTGTATAAGTGCAGAAACATATCTCTTTAACCAGATGTCATTATAAACATCAGTAAATTGATTAGGATCAATCGCTCTATAACATTCTAGAACTAGGAAATCATCTTCGTTTACATCAGTTTTAAAATCTAAGTCAAGATATAATCTGTCACCACGCATCTGATATCTAATCTGTTTTTGTCCCTCTAACAGATAGTAGATATCTTCTAATCTTCTATTGACCATCTCGTATGTGAGGATCTCTGTTTGTGTAAGATCCCAAAGGTCATTCAATCTCCACTGATATCTAACGTCAAATAAGTTTGTGACATTCTTAGATACAAAATCAAACACCTTGATCACAGTTGTGACGTATGGTGGCATTTTAATAAAATTATTCTGTTCTTTAAATGTAATAGTTTGATTAGATGATGTTCCGTTTGCAACAGTAGTTTCAGTATCTGTTGTCATATCATCTAGCATCAGCTGAGTATACTTAACTTTTAGATGGGTTCTAATGTAACCATCCATATGCCTCTCATTATAAAATTGAACAGCGTCATCTACTAGATCACTTATCTGATCATCCTCTATGTTTATTTCTAGGACTGGTGCACCGTTTTGACGTAATGCATAATCTATAAGTCCTTGTCTGCTATTGGGTGATGCCATGTTAGGTAGGATTGATATTAAATCTAATTCTTACATAGTATGTAGTATTAGATGCTAGATTTACAGCACCTGGCAATGTGTAAGAATTTAAGTTTGTTGAGTTACCGAGAGATTGGTGAACGATAGTTCCAAATGTATTTACAGGAGAGAACTGCCAATCACTAGATGTGTGTTGGTATCCCGCCTTCATTGCGATTGCATCAACATTGATTGTTGGGTTAAACGCAGGAGTGATAGTTTGGATTTCTGGTTGATCAACTAAAGGTGTTGTAAAGTTGACTGCTGCAGAGTATGCACTCTCTAATCCATTGTTATCTCTAAACTTAACTTGAACTGCGTATGCAGTATCAAAGTCTAGTGTTGATACAGGAACTGTAATTGATGTCAAGTTACCAGTATCACCGTTAACAAAGGTTCCAGTTGTATCAAAAACAGTTACGTTATCTGCAACTCTTCTTATTCTCCAGAAACTAGAGAAGTGTGTTGACCCTGCATACTCAACAATAAATGGTGATGTATTAATAACAGGTTGTCTAGAGAATGTTCTGTTTGTATCTGCATCAATAACTGGTGTTACAGTTGCAGGTCCTGATACAAACTCTGACTCATTTACAGTCAGTGTTGCTGCATTAGATGTCAGTGTAGTTGCATTGCTGTTTGTCAATACACAACGGAACTGCTCAGATGGAGTTGTTGGATAAACTGTAGCAGGAGTTGTATATGATGCTGAGTTTGCACCATTTATATTTGTCCATGCTCCTCCACCATTTGTTGATTTCTGCCATTGGTAAGATATGACTCCACTTGTAATAGATGCAACGATAGTAAATGTTGCAGTATTACCTTCAATAACACCTTGGTTTTGTGGTTGAGTTTGTATTGATATAACACGTAAGACTGTTAGTTCTCCGTGTGTTGATGTGATGTCTGCTGCCGAACCTACAAGAGATGTAACAACTCTATAACGATCTGCATTATCATTTGCAAACACAAGAGTTGGTGTGGTATATGCTGCATTGGTTGCACTACCTACTGTTGTATAGTTAACACCACCGTCATCAGATCTCTCCCACTGATATGTTACAGTTCCGCTACTAGACTGTGTAACGACTGTAAAGGTTCCTGTTCCTCCTTCGTTTGCAGTAACGTTAGATGGTTGTGATGTAATTGAGAATGTTCTTTGAACTGTAAGAGCAACCGCGTTTGTTGTTGCAGGAGTTGCAGCTCCTACTGCACTGATAACACAACGATATTGATCAGCATTATCATCTGCATAAGTTGTAAGTCCTGTTGTATAAGATGCTGAGGTTGCTCCACCAAGTGTTGACCAACTACCTCCACCATTATCAGATTTTTCCCACTGATATGTAACACTAGGTTCATGTGATGATTGACCTTCGGCACCACCGCCACCTCCTCCAGATGGTGTATCAAACTGATCTGTCTCGAATGAAGATGTTGCAGCGTTACCACCAACAGGTGCCATTGTCACACCACCGAGTGTAGTAAATGTAGCAGTCTGTCCTTCATCTACAGTTGCTGCACTTGGTTGAGATGATACAACGACTGTTACAGTTTCTACTTGTAATGTAGCAGCATTAGATGGTGTAGTTGTTGCACCAGCTGCTGATAACAAACAACGATATTGGTATTCATCGTATGCTTGAGTTAATGTAGGAGTTGTATATGTTGATGTAGTTCCACCAGTTCCTTCTGATACATCAGACCATGTAGATCCGTTAGTGATTGACACTTGCCACTGGTATGTGATATCTCCTGCATCATTATCTGATGTAGTAGCAGCAATACCAAACGATGATGTGCCACCAACTGCACCAGTGGTATTTACTGGTTGTGATGTAATATTGATTGTTCGTTGAACAAATAATCTTGCTGCATTAGTAATGACCTCAGTAGCACCTGTTGCATTTAACTTACATCTGTAGTAGTCACCGTAACTGTCATCATAAGTTGTAGAACCTGTAGTATAAGTTGTAGTTTGAGCACCACCTATATCAACGTAGTTTACACCGTCACCATTTTCTGATTTCTGCCACTGGTATGAAATAGTAGCACCATCTAAGGTAGATCCTCCTGTGCTAAATGCACCAGCTGCAGGAGCAATAGGTGTTGAGTTGACTGGTTGCTGCGTTACTGTTATAGATCTGAATACTGTAAGTGTTACTGCATTTGTATAATTTGGTGTTACCGCAGTTGATGTATCTAATTTACAACGATACTGGAATGAGTTCTTAGCAAAGTCATCATCTACAGTCAGTGTATTAGTAGTTGCTCCACTATATCCACCACCGTTAGAAACTGTTGCCCAACCTACACCACCGTTAACTGAGAACTCCCATTGGAATGTAATTGTAGATCCGTCAGAACTAATACCCGCTACAGGTCCGAAGTTGACTGTTCCACCTGATCCCGCTTCTACGCTTCCTGCTGTTGGTTGTTGTGTGATGTTGACTACGACACCTGTTCCAGTTGTAGTAAATGCATATGATTGTGCATTACCCGTTACGTTTTCAGTAACTGTGAAGTTGTAAGTCGTGTCAATATAATCTGCAGTTATAGTTCCAGATAAATTACCTGTGCTTGTATCAAATGTTAATCCTGTTGCACCGATAGAGTCACCACTCAATGTGTATGCCTCAAAGGTTGGTTCATTAGCAAAGGTAGTTCCAGATAAACCAAGGTCAAGGTTTACACTTGCACCATTAGCATATGGACTTCCAGAGAATGTTCCAGAGGATGTAGTCCAAGTTACGTTAGTGTCAATGAATGGATAGAACGCACCCCTTGCTGTTGTTAGACTTGCACCACTACCATTGTAGTTAAAGTCAACACCTGAGTCTACTGGGTAGTAAACTACAGCAGATGATGTTCCTGCTTGCTCTTGTGTATCAGTCTGAGAAGTTAATGATGTAGATGTAGATACAACACCGTCATAACTCTCATGTGTTTTCTCTTCTGATTTAATCAGTGCGAGATAGTTATTTGATCCGCCACCAGTTGTTCCTGCAGTTGCAGCGTTTGGTGCTTGAATTGTAATACTGTTATTAACTGCACTCTCTGCCTGTATGTTTAACCAACCAGATTGTGATAATGTCGATAGGTTAATACCACCAACAATTACACCACCACTACCGCCAGGTGCACTTTGAACTACAACTTGTCCTATCATTCCAGAGTGAACACCACACTGATAATAATAAGTTCCTACTGTATTTGGTGTCCATGATACTGTGGCGTTACCAGTAGAACCTTGACCACTAGCAGTTGGCGTAGTTACATTACTACCATTGCTTGATACTCTGATATAAAACGGGTGGTTACTTGCAACGTTATTCAAGTTAAAGTTAACTGTATCACCAACGTAACAAGTTACACTAACGTTTGCTCCACTAACACCACCATTTCTGTCGGTTCCTTGCAGTGTGTATGCACCTGATGAGTATGCATATGTTGTTATGTTATGTGTTGTTGGTGTAGATGAACCAGCTCCTGCTGTTGAACCTGTAGTTCTTAACTGAACTTTCTTACCAACATTTCCTAAGAAATGTGAAGAGTCAGCTGGATTGAATTTGACTTCGACGAAGGTAGAACCACTTAAAGTGACATATGGATTGTCTATAAGTTTCTTATCTACTATGCTGTTTATAGGATAGTTAGTGTGTGTTGCTGTTCTGATGTCACCAGCTGATCCTGTGGTTCTAAACAAAGATTTTGCTAAACCAGTTAAGTTATTTGTAGTTAATGTATAACCATTTTTACCACACCATGCTGCAACAATACCCGCTACAACAGGTGATGAGAAGGATGTTCCGTCTATTGATGTGTAGTTTGTTGTGCTTGTGTATGGTGTATTAGCAGTCCAATCATATAATGGAACGGTTAATTTTTCGCCAGGTGCAACTGTTGTGCAACCTCCACCATAGTTTGAGAAGAACGCCCATCTATCACTATAAGATGTAGCACCAACTGTAATTTTATTTTGGTTTGTATCTACATTGTTGATACCACCATTTGTATTATCAGCGTATCCTGCTGTTCTTGCACCCGCTACACACTTAGTTTGTAAAGGTCCTGCGGTATTATCACTACTATTCTTGAATCCATTACCAGCTGATCTAACAATAATGATATTCTTTTGACTTGCAATGGTTCCTTCTATATCATCTAGGATCTCTTCGTCAGTATAAAGGTCATCTCCTGAGTCATTTAACTCAATGTTAGGTGAGTTCTGTGTAGGAATTGTAGGTCCGAACGATGCATTGATGACAGCTGGACGATTGTTTCCTTTATAATTGCCGTTTGTAACATCATTATGATCTATAACTGCCTGATATGCACCTAGTATTGCACTATAAGTTCCACTTACCTGACTATTAAATGCCTTTAATGCAAATATTTTTGAGTCTTTTGCTATCCCAGCTGTCCGACCAGCTGAAAGGATTGCACAATATGTGCCATGTCCGTTATCATCTTCATTGTTAGTTCCATATGCACCACTATAGTGACTTAGTTGATTGACTCTATAGTTCTGCTGCTCCGCTGTTCCGTTTAAGTCAGTGACAAAATCAGGATCATACAACTCAGGATGTAGTGAAGCGTTGTTACCTGTTGGTCTAGATGCACCACGAACACCAGAGTCAATGATATAGATGTCTACGCCATCTCCAGATCCATTAGATGACTGACTAAATGTTCTATTTAAGTATTGTCTATCTTGTTTTGTAATTCTATCTAGATGCCAGAAATCATGAATGTTGATAGTTCCAAACCTATCAGGTGAAACTGAATAACGATTCATGCCAGGATGATTGACACAATATGGATATAGTATAGATGGTGTTGCTGATGTTACCTGTAAAGTAGTTTGACCATCAGTTCCTGCAGTTCCTGTAACTGTAACACCTGTGCTGAACGTGCCTGTTCCATTTGTAGTCCAGATACCATCTGGAGTCTCAGAAAATCTTAGACCATGTGTTGCATTTGACGAGTCACTCTGGTCAAATGTATAAGTTCCACCTTGTAGGAATCCAAGTTGGTTTGCAAATCTACTATATGTTCCACCCTGTGTCTGAGAATACACGTAAAAGTTTGCACCACCAATGTTTTGGACTTTTACATATATGGTTCCAGAACCAGTTGTTGTTAGATTTCTTGTATTGCTTGTCGCTTCTCCTTCTGCATTCTGTGTCGTAGATCCAGATGTCTCTATTGCGAGAGTTGCCTCTTGTGGCATAGGATCTCCTGCATACACCTCTTTATCAAACGTAGCTTTCTTAACTACATTCAGTGCATTTAGTTGACTAATGACATTACCTTCATACCTCTCAGGGCATTCAAAAGAAATGATTTGAAATGTTTTAAATGATTCTACAAAGGTTAAGTAACCATATAGTTTCAAGATCGCTGCTGCTGCTTGATCTATGCTATAGTTATCACTGACCCTTACTATTACCTTCTTCATCCTGATGGTGCAATAAGTCCTTCAGATATATTTATGTATTACCGTCTCCTGCCTTTGATAATAGTTTCTGAACCTGACCCTCATCTATGGGTTTGATCATTTTTTCTACTGGTTTGCAAAATTTTATGTCATGTTTATCATCAAACACAAATTTTGTTCTGAGGTGTGTCTTATCTCTTTCTACAATTAAATGATATGATTGTCCATACAAATTACCAGTAAACCCAACAGCTAGAACTTCTCTACCGTCGTATAGGTCTCCAACTTTGTATGGGCATGTTTCAGCAGTCCCATCAAATTTTATGTGGAACTGCCTTGATGCTACATGTTCTAGTTGCCTAAGTTCACTTGACTTCTTCAGTGGCATCTTCTTCTGGTTTCTTAAGTGTCATGTTAAGTGCTTCGATTGCACCCTCTAATCTCAACGTCTGCTCTTTTCTAGTGCTTAGTTGTTTTTCAAGTTCGACTATTGTTGCTTTCTGTTCTTTCAGTTGGTCAGTAAACTCTTTGACCATTTGTTCAGCATCCATGTTTTAGAATCATAAGTGTATTATTTAGTATAGCACAATTACTCTAAATCTGGTAGTGTTTCCCCATTTAGTGTTAGTGTTACGTCATCACTAGCAATATATTTCTGATACTCTGATGCTAGTTGAGATGTCATGTAATGTAATTTATCAGGATTTGTGGGTGATAAATCTAATGCAGTGATCTCTGCTTGGTAAGTAGCAAGATCTATCTCACCTAGTTTCAACTTCTTGGCACTGTTATATGCACCAGTTGCTTTAGTAGCATCTTGACCACTCTCAATAGCATCCTTCTTAACTTTATTAATGTAGTTAAGGTAAGTGTGCCACTTCTCTCTTTTTGGTTTTAGTAATGTCTCTGAGGTTTTACCCGCTAATCTTAGACCTTTAATGTAGTCTTCCTCTGCTGTTGACAGAGTTAAAGAACTATCATTACGCATCTGTAAGATAAGTAGATACTCAATAGGTGATAGTTTAATACTCATTGAACCCAAATCTCCGCACGCATAGTTCTATTTACACCAGTGGTGCTTTGGCAGCAGTATATAAAGTCTCCTGCAGAAGCATCTGTTCTACGATGACCTATACCACTACAAACGTCATTGGAACTCTCACCACCTTCGTTGTTCCAACCAAATCCCCAACGTGTAGCGTTGTTACTTGATCCAGTATAGTTAAATCCATACCATTGGTAACCACCCTGTGCTGAGAATCCAGATCCAGACCACATACTTTCTCCACGAGGATTACTGGATAACTGTTGATTAGTTTGGAATCTTTGTAAGCATGTTTGACCGATACCACCTTGTTTCCAAGTCCAACCATTATAACCAACTGATGATTGTCCACCGTTGTTTATGTCTGGGAATACAGCACCCAATGTTCCTGCAACATAATAATTGAATACATGGTTCTTATGGTCACCATCGTTTCTGTTCAACTGAGAGGTTTCATTGTATGTGTTTGTAGATGTCCAATAGTTAGTATCATAATGGAACGTGCTACCTCTTGTGCACTTCCATGCTAACATCCATCCACCACCACCTAAGTGGTTGGGATCCATCATACAATATACTTGTTTTGCACCTACACTAGGTAATAAGATCCAATATACTCCATCAGTTGCTGATGAATTAACCTGTAATATAGCTGATGCATTTGTTGCTGCCTTGTCTGCTGATGAACCATCTGGTTCAGAACCACCACCAATGTCAATCCATTCAGTTCCAATCCAAGTTTGTAACTTTTCTGTAGTGCTATTATAAATCGTTGCTCCAACATCCACACCACTAGTCGGTCTGCCACCAGTTGAATAACTAGGAAAGTTCAAAGCTGCAGCAGCATCTAAAGTGCTTGCGTTGACTCTTCCCACATTAAGCGTTCCCATTATTTCCTGTAATAAGTCCTACGAGTATTTAGACGAAAAAACTTATAGAGTAAAAATTACCCAAAAAATTTTTTCAGTATTTTTGGAATCAAAAAGTTATTTTTGCTTTGACAAAACTGTTACATACAAACCGTTCCACCACATAGTATCATCCTCTTGATCGTTGAGTAACTCTCTTTCATATAAAACTTTAAGTCCAGACTCATCAATAAACCTTTTTGTTATAGAAACGTTCTCTTCTATGTTTGCATCATCCACAACAAGAGTGAATACATCTTGTGTGAAGGTCATCATATTAAGAAAGAACTCTCTCATCTTTCTCTCTGAGTTATCACCATCATAGAATATGATATTGACATCTTGTTTAAAATCTTTTTTACCAAGACTAGAACTGTCACCATTTAAAACTTCTATGTCAAAGTCTAATGTCTCTGTAGTAATATTCTCCTGTAAATTTTTCACAAAAGTATTTACGGTTACATTCTCCAGTGCTAGTGTGATGTCTTCCCTATAGGGTTGTAGATCTGGTTGTGACCAGTTATCATTTGCATACGCAGCTACCATATCATTGTTCTGCACTGCAGCACAGAATGTAGATCCTGCAAACACACCTACCTCAAGATATACTGCACCCTCCTGTGAACAAAGGTTATTGAGAAAATGTCTGACTCTAGGTGATGTAAGTCCCTCTACATTATAATATGCACTAGGATCGTTAGGATCATAAGTCCTGTGGTTTGACAGATATTTACCTGAGTTATTGAATGCTTCTATACATGTCTCTACTTGTGGGTGCATGATAAGATCTGACTTCTTCATGTGTGCTTCTACTACTTTCTCACAGTAGTTGCAATCCCAACAGTCAAACTTACATGTCTTGATCTTTTCTCTCCACATGACAAATGGAGAATCTTTTATCTTTAATTGGTTTTGATATTTTTTATACTCTGGAAACATATACTCATCTTCATCTGCCCATCTACGTATGAGATCCATACTTTCCTGTAATCTCATCATACTTTCTCTACCATGTAGCTTAAATGTATCAACACCTAGATTGATCATCTCTACCCAATCTTCTCTCCATGGTGGTAGGTTTGCTTGCTTGAGATCTGCCTCTGGATGTTCGACATCCCATGTAGAACAAGACACACGACTTATAGGACTAGCAAAGAATATGGGATCATCTTTAGTTCTAGTGCTATTGTATTGATAGTGTTCTGGCATGATAGGACAACCACCCCAACATGTCTCATTAACTAATAAAGAAAACATTACGGGTTTGCCAAGATATGCACAATAATCTTTTGCTTTCTGTAATCTTAATAATTGATCACGATCTCTCATGAGGTCACGATCTAGATTGATATAATGAAACCCTGCTTCTGCTAGTGATACTATCTCATTTGGTTTTGTTACTTCTCTAAGGATAGTATTTTTTATAAAAAGATCTGGAAACGCTGCCTGTATTTGACCAGTAGATACCCATGTAGTATGGGGCAATGTAACTACTCTAACTCCTGCATTGTAGATAGGAGCAAATTCTTTTATCCACAGATCTAAATTCTTTTGATCTGGTCTAACCCATATATTATTAAACGTTGCTGATAATGGTATATCAGATTGTTGGGAAATATAACATGCAGACTCCGTTAATACTTCTGGAGACAAAAAAGTATCCCCCATAGCGTCCTGATCAAAGGGAGGGATACGACATGTAAAATAAAGATCTAGTATATATTCTCTATACTTTTTTAGGAAAGGTAGAAATGTAGATACTACAAAGTCTTCACTCAGTTTAGGATTGATCGGTAGACTGAAGACTCTTTTGTTCATTACCAGTTAATTGCTCAAATAGTTTAAGATCTAAGTTATCTTCTACATTGTCAAATGTAGGAATACGAGGTGCAGATCCATCAACCATCATCTTGTCAATCTGAGGTTTCAACTCATTCTGTATCTTACCGATACCTGCATTGAGAAGACCAGAATACTGCATTGCTATATTTAGTGTAGCATATTGATCATCTTCACGCATCATTGCTATCGAATCTAAGTTACCAACGCCTATTCTTCCTGTGCAATAAACATCCATTGCTGCCTGTTTACCCATACGAGCGATCCAATACTTACGTTCTTCTTCTTCGTTATACTTTGCTGCCTCTTCCAGTTCTTCCATTGTTCCATACTTCTTATGAACCCAATCCATGAACGCTTTTAATTCATTGTCAGACTGGTGTAGAGTTATTTTAAATCTACCCATATCTAATTTGAATTCTTGGATATCTAGCTCTATCAACTTACGATCATAAGGATCGTCAGTCACTTCAAGTTTTGCTTCTAATCTGTCTATATTAGTTTGCTTTCTTTCAATGTCTAAGAATAATTTTTTTCTTTCATGACTACGTGTAGATACTTCAGTTAATACTTGACGAAGTTTCCTCTTGTCAGTTACGTGGGAATTAACAACAAAGTTTTTAATTTGTTCATGTGTCATCCCAAAGTCCATATTGTCCTCTACATAGGACTCTATGGAATCAGGTGATATTGTCATAGTTTAAAATTGCAATCCAGATTTTATAGGTAGTGGTGTCCAACCGTCTGCTTCGGTATTTCCTAGTTCTATTGCCTGTTGTTGTGGCATTGGAACTCCTAGGTAATCCTCCCAGAGAACGTTGAGTTCTTTTATTGTAGCACAGTCTGTAAATTTTTGCTTAAGAGCAACCATAGCATCGTATAACGCTAATGCTTTCTCATCGAAAGTTTTCTTTCCTGCAAGGACAGATGCTGCAACATCAGATACCGCAACGCTTTTGGCGGTAGCAATACTATTTAGTATGGGTGTTTCACCCTCTAAATTGTTTGCTTCTGTTATTTGTGAATTCCAAAAATACTGTTCTAGCTTAGAATCTTCTGCCTTGAGTGATAAGAACTTTCTATCATACTCATCCTCAATAATTAATTTTGCAGACACTTTCATAAATGCAATTGCTGCATCAATTCTTTCTTGTGGTAATTCAATTTTTGTCTTAGGTCCTGTCTGTGATATTGCATACTCATCGCTAGTTGACAGTGGATCTTCATCTGTAACCTTAACTTCTGCACGAATTTCACCAAAGTGTTTGACACCCCATCTACCAATATCCTCACTAATCTCTTCGTAAGACTTAGTTAATCTATGAACTTCTCTAACCCATTTTTCTTTGATAGAAAATACAACCACACCATACATGTTCCACATGATGTCAACATCATTACTTGCACCACCAGCTGCAATATGATCTAACTCTGGACAACGCCTTGCCAAATAATACTTACGTTTTTCTGTCCCGTCCAGTATGTCAAGGACTTCTGTATCTAAATTAATTCCTGATGATGTCATGATTACATTCCTGTGTATCCATATTGTAGAGTTCCAAACTCTACTCCTGCAGCAGATGCAGATCCACTGATTCCAGATCTATCCATTCTACTGTCTCTTGTGAAACTATGACTTGCATAGGTGAAGAGGTAACCATTATTGTTCTGGTTTCCATCATACTGTCCACAAATAAATCCAAATTCATTACCTGTGTGCATTGATTCCTCACCAGTAGTTATACCATTCTTACTTACGTTTGCCATACGACCACCGTTGTAAGAGTCTCTTAAATGCCAATCACAACTGGTTCTGTATCCTCCACAAGTATTCCAGTATGAGAAACCGTTTCTACTTGATAAGGTTTTGTTAGAACCGTCAGTGCCAGGTGAGTCTGCCCAGTTAGTATATGATTCTGTAGAGAAGTTGTATGCGTATGCACCACCTTGTCTAATCCATCCTACTGTAGCACCTTGTCCACATGAAGGGTTGTTCTGTGATCCACTAGGGTTTGATGTGGAGTTGTTACTTGCTTCTGTAGAAAGGTTGTATCTAACTGTATTACTACTGTTACTACCTCCTCCATGAACATAAGCATAAACAAAGTCTCTACCCATAGCAGAACATCTGTTTCTACTAGATGACATGCTAGTAGCAGCACCCGCATTGGATTCTGTGTTCATGTTTATCTTAGAAACATAACTTGTTGTAGAGTCCCAACTGTTACCAGTAGCAAATATGTATGCGTTCATATTTGAACTTGGTTTACCATCAATATATGCACCTGACTGTGCTGATAAATCTCCTAAGTTTGTTTGTGTAAACGTTGCATGCACAAGTCTATTAACATTTCTCCAAGACTGTGCTCCACGATATCCACAACAACTAAATCCTCTTGTTATATTAAATCCTGCTTTATACTTTGATTGTGAAAATCCTGCTACACCAGACGCACCTTCTCCTGTTGTATCCCAGTATGCTTGGTTTGATGTTCCACCTGATCTTAAAACTGCACCGAGGTTAGCAGCATTCTGTGTCGGTAGTGTGACAAATGGTTGACCATTTTGTAGTAGTTGACCAGTAAAATCGACGTTACCTGATATGTTGATTGTTCCACTAAACGAAGCACCACCAGTCGGAAACGAGACCTGACCCGATTCCGCTATATTCGTTACTTCATCAACTTTAATTCTAGATGCCATGTTGTTAGTTAATTAGTGTAGCCAAAGCTCCCAAGAGTTTACATAAACGTATTCTCGGTAGGCGTCTGTTGTTCCCCATATTATTTGTGGAACTTGACTGGTAGAACCTCTTTCAGTTCCGAATGATAGAACACTAGTGTTGTTACTATATGATCCATTACCACTTCTAAGGTTGCCAGGATCAAGTATCAACATGTCACTACCAAAGTTACCACTTTGGTTACCAGAGAATAGAACTGCCCAATATCCCTGACCATTGTTTTGATAAGGAGAGTTATTTACGATACCACTAAAGTTCTGTGTGAAAGATCCAAAGTCAGCAGCATCAGCACCACCCGCTTGCATAGATGCTTGATATTTTGCCTTAGTAAATCTAGGTAATGAACATCTGATAGTTGATAAAGAGTTACCTCCTGCATGTGATTGTTCTCTTCCAATTCTTAATTTTCCTTGACTTATAGTATCATTACTAGTTGATGATGTGCTGTTAGTATTCCATGCAGGAATAATTGTTGATGGACTACCATATTCAACGTGTGCAATTGCAGAGTTGTTTGCTCCAAAAAATGAAGCGTCATATTTTATCCAACCGTTATCTCCACTTCCATATCTATCAGTTGCGTCGTAAGTAAACTCGAATGCTCCACTGCCAGGTATTGTAACCCAAACTGTTCCAGATGTTTGTTGCCCATTGTCATAAGCATCTCCACCTGATGTAGCTGGGTTTGATTGAGATCCACCTCTATTTCCTCCACCACAAACTGCCCATCTGTCACCTGTCCAGACTTCTAGAGTTGCAGTTGTAGTATTGAGAATTAACTCACCTAATTCTGGATTACTCGGTTTTGAGTTGCCAGAATAATTAGGTAAACGATATTGACCTCCCGCACAAGATAGTTTATGTCCAGATGGAACTTCTATCTTATTGCTAAAAGTTGATATACCTTGTAGATTGTGAACTGATAGTGTGCTCATAGTTTATACGATTGCCCATGAACCGCCATTACTTACAGTGACGGTGCTGCCATTATTTATAGCGATAGGTCCAGCAGTCATACAGTTGTCAGAACTGGATATTGTGACACTCTCACTAATTGATTGTCTGTTACGTTTGAATATTCCGTAAGTGTCAATCCATTGCTTGTCACCCGATGCTCTTAGAACTGTGCTCTTCTGACCACTTGATAGACCTTCTGATGCATTAATGTTTAATCCATTATCACCTGTGACTTGCAATCTGTATGTTGACTGAGTGCTGTTGCCACCTGGTTCGTGGAAGTGTGTTCTACCGCCAGAATCCCATGATGCAAATGTTTGATCAGAATCATTTCTGAAGTAGAATGCATTACCAGTTCTGAAGTATGTATGTGAATTGTTCTCGAAGTAGAATCTTTCCTGATTACCCGCATCCTTAATCCATACGTTAACAGTTCCCTGTAAGTATGGTAGGTTAAGTGCAGTGTAACCATCAAGTAAGTCTGCGTTCAAGTTAGAAACAACTGTAGTAGAATCAACTACAAATGGTGCAGTTCCTTGTGCAACTCTTGATCTGACCTGTCCAAAGAAGTGGAATGTAGAATCGTTGTAACGATACTTAGCAACTCTTGTATCTGTGCCATTGTCTCTTCTGTAGAATGTGATGTCATCACCTTGCTCAGAACCAAATGCACCAGGTGAGTTGTCACCGTTGTATGCAATACCACCACCATATGCAGATGATTGTCCAACGTATAAGTAACCAGTTCCTTGATTGTTACCGAACGCTTCAAAACCACACTGATAAGAGTCACCAGCTAATGCTCTAACGTATGTGTTAGCACTTCTACTTGTAGTTCCAAAAGCAGCGTCGCCAGTAGATTGTAATGATATGCCAGGATTGCTATCACCAATACCTAAACGTCCGTTACGGAAGAATACGTTATTGTATGATAGGTGTGTGCCATTCCAACCAAAGGCATTAGTGTCATTACCAAATTTGATGAAACCAACTGATGATGATCCTTTACCTTGTATTGCTAGGATATTTGTTCCACTCTTACCAAGAGTAATACCATTACCATCTGCAAGACTTAATGTTCCTGCACCGTTGTTAGTAAAGATACCTTGATCACCTGTTAGGTCATTAACTGTTAAGTGTCCTGATGCGTCCCTACGTGCGATTGTATTGCCTGTAGCAGCAGTAGACTGAACATAACCATCTAAGTAATGAGCGTCTAGCTGAGATGATGCACCATCGTTTCCACTATGCCATACTGTGTTACCGTTAAAGGTAAAGTCTGCAGCATTAAATCTTATTGTTCCATTGCCATCAGTTGTATTACCACCAGAGACGATCATTTGAACGTCATAATTTGGTGCTTGACCAGATGATCTGAAATCTATTGTTGGTGTGGTAGAAGTCGCTGCTTTACCAATTTGCAACTTAGCACCGTTTGGATTATCACGTAATCCAAAGATACTTACAGATCCACCAGAAACTTTATTAGATGATGATACAGTCCATTTTGTGCCAGGATTAGGACCGAAGACATATACGTTTGCGTTACTGTTTGCACCAACGAATGCTATCGTTCCAGTTACAAGTGAGTAAATCTCGCCAGTTGTATGTGTAAGTTCTTGAACACCGTTTGAACTATCAACTACGATAGAACCAATGTTGTTTGTTGCACCTACGTCGGAGTAGATAGTGTAGGTTCCACCATTATTGATGTTACCACCAACACCACTATTACAATGGAAGTCTGGAATGTATAGTGTAAATTTATTACCTGTGTCATTAACATACAAGTTCTCAAAGACGATCTTGTCTTGTCCAAGAACTTCTGGTAAGAACATATCACCAATAGGTGCTGTAATACCACCACGTGTATCACCTATGTTATAACCTGTTTGATACCATAGACCTTGCTTACCATCTAAGATGTCAGCATCTAATCCACTCGCAGCACCATCGTTAGATGAAGACCAGATCTTCTCCCAGTTTGTGTAAACTGCGTTACCACCAGTATTACCTCTAATGTATAGGTTGTTATTGTCAGTAAATCCTAATTGAGTTGATGCAGTTCCAGTTGCCTGTCTTCTGTATGTAATTACACCGTGTGTAGTTCCACCATCTACAAGACCATCAGCACTATTGTTTCTAAGTGCAGCACCAACACCATTACCAGCCTGTGCAGGAGATGGGTTAGAGGTTAGAGATGCAGTCTCGTTGAATATTAAGTTTGCAGTATCTGCAGTTCCAGATATTGATATTGCGTATGTGGTATTTGCAAGTCTTGCGGGATCTAATGTTCCGAAGATTAAACTTCCTGCGTTCTGATAGAATGAACCTTGGTTACCATCTAGTCTGTCAGCATTAAGTTCAGATCCTGCACCCTGATCAATTGAAACATTACCATTGTTATCAACGATAAATCCACCTTGATCTTGGTTACCAACTGCTTGGTTTGTTACATCTTTTCTAAATCTGAATACACCGTAATTACCATAAACAGATGCACTAGAAGTTAAGTTATCACCTTTTCTAATGTCAACTTCAATGTTACCATAGTAACGGTTGATTGTTCCTTTTGTTGCAGCAAGTATTGCTCCAGAACCACCACCAAGTTCACTTGGTATTACAACTGAGAAATCTCCAGTATATCCTGTTCCTGAGTCAGTAACAGTAGCAGATGTGATAGTTCCACCAGTTACAATATATGTTGCACGAGCAACGTTGTCACTACTAATGGATATGTTACCACCGTCCATCGGTATGTTCTGGTAAGTTCCGTTTGTATAATTTGTTCCACCATTTGTAATGGTAATGCTGTCAATGTAACTACTATCTGATAGAGAACCACCAATAACCATGGCGTCTGATGTAGTAGCTCTAATTGCTTGTAGTGCATACTCCCATGATGAATCACCACGTAAGAAACTGAATGAGTTAGCAGCACCTTTACCAGCTAATCTTTCTGGGTCAATGATACCCGCAACGATGTTAGAAGCATCAATGTTTGTTGATGTTAACTGTGTCCAGTTTGCAGCGTTAGTTGCAGATGTATTGATTGCTCTAGAGAGGTCAATGATCCTCTTCCTTGCCATGTTACCACTATTGGTTCCACTAGAAGGTGAGGTTACAGAATACTGGTTACCGTTAATTAATGATATGGTATAGAAACCATCAGATGCACCACCACTGGTAAAGTCAATAAACGCTAGTGCAGCGTTAGATAAACCGTGTGAGTTCTCAGTGATAGTAATTGTAGTGCCACTTTGACTGTAGGTTCCAGTTCCTTCATTTGCATTTGCTTGGTCAAGTATAAAGTCACCCGCATCAAACTTAATGTTATTTGCAATGTCAATACTTACACGTCCTTCTATTTGTGCAGCAATGACTGCTGTAGTTCCAGATGATACCGCTGCTTGAACTGTTGGTTGGTTGTAGTAACCTTTACCACCATTTGTGATAGTAACTTTAGTTACTGATCCGTTAGTTACATTTGCTGTAGCAGATGCTTGAACACCATTTACACCATCATCAGGTGCAGAAATTGTTAGAGCAAAATCTCCAGTGTAACTATCACCAGCTGTGCTGATAACGAAGTTAAAGATTGTTCCATCGTTATAGTTGGTTACGGTTCCACGAGCAGTTGTAGAACTACCTGCGATGATGTCACCATTAGTAAATTGGAATGCACTGTTAGGTGTAAATGCTAAGAACTGACTTTCTAAATCATTCTCAAGAATGTATGATATCGCAACACCCTGTGTCTTAAGTTGATGAGTTCCAGAACCTTGAGATTGTAAATCTATTGCTTGGTTAGAACTTGCATTAGATGGTGTAGTTGCAAGTTGGATTGTATTATCATCTATCTTGATAACGTAGTAATCTACGCCAGTTGATAATCCTTGAACCGCAGATGATCCTTGTGTATATGTTAGTAAGTCACCTGTATTAGTTCCATGAGATGCAATTGTAATCTGTTCATTCGATGTATTGAATGATGCAGATGCAACTTGGAATGTTGTTGCTGTTGTTTCAATCGCAATGTCACCCGCATTTGCGTCTTCAATAGCAAGTCTTTCTGCTGTAGATGCAACAGATGTAATATTGAATGGACGTAACGCAGGAATCTGGTCAATGTTGATCTTACCAGATGATGTTAACTGAACAAGAGCAGATGGAACTGCGTTTGTAGAGTATGGTTGGTTTAGGTATGGTCCTAAGTTGTTTGAAATATAATCTCTAACAGATGCCTGTGTAGGTAGTAAACTATCAGATGCAAATGTTCCACCTAAGTTATCATCTTGTGAGAATCCTGTAATTGTGATGTCACCACCAACAATCTTAATAGATGATAGTTCAGAGATACTAACTGTTCCAACGAAACTGATAGCACCAGTTCTGTTGAAGATCGTAACAAAGTTACCAACTTTAAAGTCACCAAACTCGTTAGTTCCTGATGTATAAACTTGTCCGAATGATTGTTCTGCTGCCTCAAATGCAGTTCCTTGTCCAACACCACCGTTCTGTGGTAACGCAGCGTAGGTATTACCTGATCCTGCATATTCCCAAGTGTGTGATGATGAGTTAACAACAGATGGTCTATGGAATCTTACTGTCTTACCAACAAGGTTACTTAGAGGTAAACTTCCTGCAGCAAAACTAGGATCATTAGATGACTGATAACGATCAGTGCCATCAGAGTAATCCATCGCACGGTTAGTTGTTATCTTAGCAACAATTTGTGTGCCAGGTGCACCAGAAATTAATTCTGTTTCTAGAATTATATGTTCTACAGCAGGGTCAGCAGATGTATAACCATCAATCTTGATGATATAATCTTCAATAGGTATACCTGTTAGTGTTGTTCCAGATACTTGAACAACTTGTCTTCCTGTTGGAACTCCATTTCCATCAGTGTCATCTATAATAGAATCAATAACACCGACGTCAAATGAATATGCCTCTGCTCTAAATCCTGTTGCTCTTAGAGCAAATGTTCCGAAGTTAGATGCTGAGTTAGTAACAGATGCGTAACCACCAGACTGACATAAGATACCATCTTGACAGAAGATAGCAAACACAGAAACCAACTGGGTGTAACCATCGTTAGTAACGTTATATGCAGTTCCACCAAAACATATAATGGTGAATGCGTTCGCAACCATGGACTTACCTTGTGGGTCGAACTGTGCAACTGTAGCACCCTGTGAGTTCTGTTTTAAGCCAGGTCTAGGAACGTTAGGTGTAGCAACCTTAGCACCGTCAATCTCACAACCAGAACCACCAAGGAATGATATAAGAGATGAGTTCTGAATATATGGAGATGCTTCAATAATTGGAAGATCTAAGAATGTTTGAACAAGTGGGAATGAATACTTGCCTTGATCTTGTTCTGTAATCAGAGGATCAGGATTTGTAACTGTTCCACCATATGCATTACCACTAGACAATACGTTGTCTAAGATACCCCAGTTTGTAGTCAGTGCGGATACAACGTTAGCACACTCAGGTGCAGATGAATCTACCGTAATAGAACCATTTGATCTAGGTGTGATTTGTGAGAATTGACCACTCTCTAAATTATTTCTTATTGCGTCTATTGATAGTTCTTTTGCTGCAGCAAATATTGCACGAGTGTAAGTAACCTCAGTTGCAACGTGTTGAACACCACTAGCACCAGAGATGTATAAGTTTGCTGCCTCAACAATTTTAGAGTTACCACCATAACGTAAGTCATACTGGAATGCTCTCGTAATCTTCATTACGTCATCAATACATTGCTGATCGCCAGGTGCAACTGTTCTTGTAACTGATGCTACAGAACCTGGTGTAGTTCCGCTTCCTATTGCTGTTGTAACGATGTCAAAGAAGGTTGTAATTGATGAGATAACGTTTGCACAAGAAGGGTTAGTTGCAACCGTTCTAGTGGCATGTGACATGTTATCGTTGGCAATTGCAGTATCAACGATTGTGAAGAAGTCATCAATCAATCCTTGCTCTACAGTTGTTCCTTTATTATTGTTATCAAGAACCTGAGTGAATCCATGATTGCCTTCTATAGTTCCGATAGAGTCACTAATAGCAACTGTTCTAGCAAGTGTTTTTGCTATTGCAAACACTGCACGTGATTCTGTCTCTTCACCGTCTAGGAATGTAGATGATGTGTATAACGCAGCAGCATCATAAACTTGCTCGTTACCACCATATGCTAGGTTGTATACGATAGTTCTTAGTAGATCTAATACGTCATCAATACAGTTTTGATTTCCGCCAGGCACATTGTGTGATGGGTTATCAATGTTGTATCTTTGAACTGCCTCAAATGCAATTAGGTTTAGGTTCTTTTGTATAAGAGTTGCAGCGTCACGACGAACTGTTCCTGCACCTACATCTAAAGTTGCATTATGATAATACTGTAGTTTTGTAGCATGAGGATTTCTGTATAGAGGTAAATTTCTTCCTGCTAAAATACAAGCATCTTTCGCATATCCGAATACTTCTGCATAACGATCTCTTGTTAATGAGAAGCCAGGATCAATATAGAATTTTGCTTGATCGAATACTCTATCGTTACCACCCCATTTAAGGTTATGTGCTACACATTTTTGAATGAAGTCTCTAACGTCATCGTAGCATGCTGTGTTACCTGTAGGAATTGTGTAACCACTATTAGCAGCAAGCATTTTATTGACTGCATAATCTGCAATCATATCTGCGTTACCAAATAGTAACTCAGAAACATCACCGTATTTGTTATCTACTGGTTTGCTGTTTGGAGTTCTAAATGGTTTTTGTAAATCTGTAAACTCACCTACGGATCCACTCTGTCCATTCTGTGAGTTGTCTGGTAAATCTAGAACAAATTCTCTGTCATCATAAATGTCCTTAATACCATAAGTTCCATTGATGTTTGCATTACCAGAGTTTGTAATAGTTACGGTTGTTAATGCTTTCTTAACTGAGTTAGTTCCTGCACTTACAAATGCATGTGTTGAAGTGTCAGATGATACACCAACATTAACAGTAAATGTATTTGTTGTCTTTGCAGTAATCCTTAACCACTTATCAAATGCAGGGTCACCGCCTCTAGGATATGGATGGTTTGTTGCATTACTATCTGTGGCACAAGTCATTACGATTGCACCCGCATCAAATTTAATTAAATCACCAACACTAAATCCATGACCATTGACAGTTACTACAAAGTTACCGTTGCTAGGTGTGTAAGATGCGTTAGTAGGAGTATGCTGACTGAAGTTAGGATATAAGTTATGTCCTTTCTGAACACGAACTGTTAATGCATCACCACTTGCAGACCAAGAAGTAAGACCTCTTGTTACTGTGTCTGCGGTTTGTCCAAAGTTTGTTCCACCAATAGTAAGTGCAGAACTACGAGTAGCGGATGATTCATAATAATATTTGACATATGCTGTTGCCTCCTCTGCAATAAATTCTTGGTTGTTTCTGATATTCTCAGCACCATCTCTGAATCTATCACTTTGATTGATAGGAGTAAATCCGTAAGGAGAGTTACGTAGAGATGCTAGAACATAGTTGTTAGAACCAACAACAGACTGGTCACCAGTTGGGTTGAGACTAGCACTAATTTGTGATAGGTTTGCTCTTACAACAAACTGTAGTGAGAAACCATCAGCACGTTCTATACGATGTGTAATATATTTTCTACCGTTAAGATCTTCTAAGTTATCAAGAATAGAAACGCCAGTTCCAGATGATGATGTAACATCACTAGCAGTTTCAATATTTGCTTGCTTTAATACAAATGTAACTGTAGTGTTAGAACTATTATAACGACCATAACCTAGACCTAAATCAGAGTTTGATGGAAGTGTAGGAGTTCCAGCTCCTAGATCAAATTGTCCAATATGATATGTCTTACTAAATCTTGCATCAGCGTTAGGGAAGTTAAATGTAATACCAGCTTGACCTAATGATATTAGATTAGCAAATAAAGCACTTGTTAATGTATTGTCTACACCTGTGACTGTAACAGTAATTAAACCACCACTAATAGTGTAACTTGTGTTTGGTGATGCACCAAATCCTAATGCAGTATTCTGGAAACCATAGATGTTAACTTCTTGTCCAACTTCATAATCGTGGAAGTCAGATGATGCAGCAGAAGTCGCTAGATTGAATATAGGACCGTTGTAGGTTGATATAGTGCTTAGAGATGAATCAATTGTTGTAATTGATAATACCTTAGTCTGTAATTCAAATCTTTGGAAACCTAATCCTGCAGATGTTAGAGGTAGTGTTATTGGATTATCAGCACCCGATGCATCCTTCTGTGTTGCGTTAGCAGCAGATGCAGCAAGTCTAAACCAGTTAGGACTTTCTACATAAACAAAATATGCAGTGCCATCAACAAGACCACCGATACCGCCCATCTTACCTTGACGATATACAACACCATCTCCAGTTGTAAATTGATGATTTGTAACATAAATGTGATTGTCTTCAAACATCACATTACCAGTTGTTAACTGATGGAACTTATCATCAGGAGATACACCTGTAATATCTTTTCTACCCTGAGTTATCGTTGTGTTAGCAATTGCATTTGCTTCAAGGTCATATAATTCGATAGTATTATCATCTACCTTTCTTACCCAATAACGTGTGCCATCAATTAAACCTGGCAATGGGTTTGTATTCTCATCTTTTTCATACAATACGTTATCACCAGTTACAAAACCGTGTCCAGTAATTGTAATTCTATCAGTGGTAGTATTGATAAAGTTAGTGCTTCCTCTAAATGCTACTGTTTCTCTCTCAGTATCAATAGTATGCTGATAAATTTGGTTAGAGATTGTCTCTAATTCTGGTCTTAATGACTCAGCATCTACAACGTCAAATCTATCTGATACACTTGGGTTATTAATATCAGTAATAATATTAGCAAGTGCTGTTGCATCATAAAATACTTTTTCAGCGTCTTGGAATACGTCGGTAATGCCTGACGTAATCAATACTGTTACAGTTCCAGTAGAGTATGGTGATGCTACAGGACCTGTGAAGTTAATAGCTTGAACTACACCCTGTGTTCCTGATGATCCACCTTGTAGGAAATAACCAACTTGTAAAGTTACATTGTCACCTGTATGGTTGTTAAATGTAATACTGAAGATGTTATCACCACGGAATTTATCGCCAGGTATTGCAGGAATCTGCTCAACTTCTGGTTCATAGTATAATCTTTGTTTGTCATCAAATACAAACGCAAATTTCCATGTATGGATTACTGTGCTTTGTGGATCTGATGCGTTCTGTAATGCGTCTCTGAATACAACACCGAAGATGTATGTTTCGTTAGACGCCTTGATCATGTGACGATCTTGGTTAGCTGGTCTAAGAATTACTCGTCTTAAGTTGTCACCAACAAGTGAACAGTTTCTAGGTAGTGATATTGGGTTATCTTCTAGATACTCACCACCAGATACAATAATTGTTACGTATTCATCACTTGCATCGGGTGTTGCTTTCTGCAAACCATAAGCAATTTGTGCTGCTTTCTTAACAGTTTGGACTGGTCTAGCAGCTGAACGACCATCGTTTAGATCACTACCAATGGTTTGTGATACGTATACACGACCACCAGTGTCATTAGTAGCAACTTTATATACAAAGTCAGTGGTAGCAACCCTTCTGGACTGATCACTTAGAGGAGGTGTGTCAGCAGTTGGGAAGAATGTTGTGCCAAAAGTAGGACTTGTAACGTCTGTATCTTCAAAGTTAACTAAGTTTGGAGCACGAAGATTCAACGCAGGGTTGATGATAGTGTCAATATCAAGGTTTGTAACCTGTGCAGTATCAGAAATGATAGAACGAGTCGTTCTAATCTGTCCCTCAACGTCTAGCTCAAACTGAGGATCGTTAGTATTGATACCAACCCTAACGTTTTCCTGTGCATTTTTGTCAATATATATTGCATCTTTCTCTAGAGCACCAGTTCCTACTGAGATTTCTAGTGACTCATCTCCTTGAATACTTAATGAACGAACTCTTTTATATGCTAGAGTCGCACCCGCTGTAATTACACTATTTGCTGAACCTACAAAACTTAAATTATCGTCATCTACCTTAGTTACTATAAACTCTCCATCTACCTCACCACCACTTGTGAAGTCAATGTATAATTTTTCTGTCCCTATGATACCGTGTGCAACAGTAACTATATTACCAACACCCGCAGAAGTTCGACTGTAGGTGGCGTTGACCCAATTCCCCGTCGCTTTAGACCCAGATGCTTCAATCCTTTGTTGGTCGGTATTAATCTGAAAACTCATTTCGTTCCTATAAGGTTATGATACGACTGTTAATTCTAAGTTTCCTATCCACAAAACAGTGGATGAGGTTGTCACACTTGAGACTTGGAATGTAAAGAATGGTGCTGCCCCAATTTGTGTGGCAAATGGCACTACATTCCATGTTTCCTGACCTGGTGGATTGTTTCTAACGATGATCTTCCTTTCAGAAGCAACGGTAGGAATACCTCCAGCTGTCGTAGTAATTACAAGGTCAAATTTTGCTGCATAAACATATATATTTGTCGTCGTCTCTTGTCCAAAAACTGTAGCACTAGCAAAGGCAACAGAGTCGTTTGCTAATGGTGGTGTGTTTCCTGCAAGAGGTGTGGTTCCATCTAATGATAGTTGCTGTGTGTTATTAGCAGCATCTGTTTGTCTTTTAAGAATGAATATATCTTTGTTTGCATCAGTAAAGTGATTGCTCACCATGTGCATTGCTGATATGTTTTTCAGAGCTTTAGAAGTGTCTAATACTTCAGTAGCATCTACTGCGTATCCTCCTATAGATGAAAAATTCTTTACGGGCATTGTCTTAGATTACCTAGAGGTTATTTATACCTTCACCTTTGTAGTTGTGAACCTACCAGTGAAGTTTGATGATGATGTCGCAGCACTAGATTTGTTTAGTGAGATAGTAACGTTACTACCAACAACACTAATAGATGCATCCACCAAATTATTGTCAGAAGTTACTGAGTTAGTAACTGTTGCATGTGCAGTTGTCCCTGCTGCAGCACAGACGACTGTAACCTCAAGCATGTGGACTTTACCGTCATCACTCTCAATAGTTACAAGTGTTTTTGCACCTTTAAATGCAGTCTTATCAAATGCAACTATACTTGCAGATGATGGGAATGATGATAATTGACCACCTTCCACACGACAGTCATCTAATTCCACAAATGTTGCTGTAGAATCAAATATAGTCAAGTAGTCTGTTGTTCCTCCGTTCCAACCACGGTTGATTTTAAATCCTGCTTCAGAACCATTTGCATCAAGGTCAAGGAATGGTTTTGAATCTAATTGTGTAACATAGTCTTGTTGCAAGACATCCATACGAGCAAGAGCAGGAGTTGTGCTACTCAATGATGCAACCTTGAATGAAACGTCATTTGCAGGAGATGTTCCACCGAGATCACCACCGTTAATGATTATTGTCTCATCAACTTCGTAGTTTGTGCCTCCGTTCGCAATAGAAATACTAGACACATTGCCAGATCCATCTATGACAACATCAAATGTTGCTCCAGTTCCTTCAATTGTTGATGTAGATGATGTTCCACTATAAGTTTGTGATGCTGTATATGCTCCACTACTTGATGTGATAGTTCCAATACTTGCAATTGTTCCTCTAACACCTACATTTCTTAGTCTAAGACCGCCTGTAATTTCTAAATCTTTTTGTGATCTAACTTTTGCAATAGATGCATCAGATGCTTTAAAGTCAACAGTATCTTGTCCAATGATTGTTCCATTGATATTCAATACCCCGTTAACATCAATTATTCTAGTTGTCTTAAGAGTAAATCTGTCTTTGTCTATTGATAAGGAATTAAATCCTGCATTATAGAATTCAAATGTATCTTCATCAGCTGCAGGAGCAGACTCAGTTAATATGTAAGTATCTTGGTCAACGTCACGAACACCACCAAGAGAAACAAAGTCATTTCCGTTGAAACCTTCAAACTGCAACTGTGTAGAGTTGAATCTGATAGCACCTGTAACACGGTCTAATACATTAGGACGTTGGTTTGTAGTTCCAGATGGAATTACAAGAGATCCAGTAGAGTCAACTAAGACACTAGATCCTGTTGATGGTTTCAATACTACACCTTGACCATCAATATCTGATATGGTGATTGATCTACCACTACCACCACCTACTGCAGCAACTGTGACAGTATCACCGACTGCGTAGTTTTGACCTTTATCAACAATAGTTGCAGCAGAGAAGTCTCCTCCAGATACTGTAATTGTTAATGTAAGTCCAGTTCCACCACCAGTTGATGATGTTGCTGTTGCTGTATAAGTTCCGTTTGTATATCCTGATCCACTTCCTGTGATTGTTACTGCAACAACTTCACCAAATGCTCTAACTGCACCTGTGCTATTGTTTTGTATTACATTTTGTCTAATACGTAATTTACCCGCATCTAAGTTTCCACTGAATAATGCAGTTCCTGTAGCAGTGTCAACTGATACAACATTAGATGTGCCATCAGTAATGTTAAATGCTTTATCAGTTCCACCTTTAAATACAAAATCTCCACCACCCTTAGTTTCAAAGTTTAGTGGGATATCAATATTTGATCCTAGAGATTTTAATGTATTTGTATTGTCTAAAGATAATTGATTTGTTGCAGGACCTATTACTACACTATTTGCTGATGGGTCAACCTTAAAGAATGGGTCTGTATTTCCTACAGTGCCATCTACTTGTAATGTTGGTGTATCAAATCCATTTGCATCTAATCTAAATTTCTCAACTCCTGCTACTGATATTCCGATGGAGTCAGCTCCTTGTCTGAATAAACCAGTTTGAGTTGAGTTATCAAATGCTAATGTAGGTGCAGCTGCAGTTCCATCTGCAAGTTTTGCAGTTGTCTGAACTAATGTTGTTGCTCCTACAGTTGTAAGACCACCATTGAATGTTGCTAATCCAGTAAATCCAGATGTAGATTGAGCAGAAAATACTCCAGTAAATGTTGCAACGGTTCCTTGAACACCAGTAAATGTTGCGTTACCAGATGATGCTATTGTATAAGAAGCAGCACCGATACCACCATCAGGATTTAATATTAATTGACTTTGACCAGCTTGACCTAATGTTAGAATACCTTCTTGGTTCATTTCTAACTGTTTGACGCTAGAAATAGATCCAATCGTTACGGTTAAACCAGATCCTTGTGCTACACCCGCACCACCAACATCACCTAATATTAGTGTGTCAGATGCCTCAAAAGCAGATCCTCCAGATGTTACAGTAACTGCTGTGCAGAAACCTACCTTAGTGATTGTGTATTGGAAACCAGATCCACCTCCACCACCAACTGTTGAATCATCAACACTAAGAACATCACCGACATTATATCCAGATCCTGTTAATGATATGTTATTTACCGCAGTGATACCAGTGGTATTTGCATTAAGAGTGTATTGGAATCCAGATCCACCACTACTTACTCCAAGATCATCTGCGTCTATTAATAATACATCACCTAGTGCATAGTTTGTTCCTTGTGTCACGACTGTGACTGAAGTTACTGAACCACCAGAGATGACTATGGTTCCAGTCATCTGATCACCCGCATCACCTAATGCACCAGCTGCAATGGTAATTGTAGAGTCCTCGGACATCTGTATACCATGAACAGAGCAAGTATATGTTGTTGATGTTGAGTTTGATGATGCAGATCCAACAACTACCTCGAAGTAAGATCCTGCAGTTCCTGCTGTTCTATATTGTCTTGTTGCTATACCAACAACAGGTGTAATTACTAGTGGGTGGTTAGCGTTTGAAGCATCACTAGTATCAAAACGATATGTATTGTTATCTAATAATGTGAATGATGGTGCTTCTTCTGCAGATCCACTTGTGTCTATTACATATCTGTTAACGCCACCTTGTAAAGTATCTAATACTGCTGACGCACCAGCTCCATTTGTTACAGTATCTGTTTGAGCATCTTGGAATGTTCCAGATACGCCACTAAGATATAAGAAACTATTGTCACTTGCAACGTATGTTATGGTTCCAGTTGCACCAGAAACAGAACCAGTTACAGTGTTTCCTACAGCAAATGTTCCAGTAACACTAGAGATTGATAATCTATCTCTCTGAACAACTGTTACTGTGTAAGTTGCAGTTGGTGTGTTTCTAAAACTGAGTGTGTAAGTTCCGTTTGTATATCCAGATCCACCGCTTGTTATAGTTCCAGTAAAACCAGGAATTACGAAATCAGCAGTAGCAGTAACTGATGGACTTCCTCCAGTAAATGCAATGTTGTTATATGTCCCTGCTGTATATCCTGATCCAGAGGCAGTTATGTTTCCAGTAAGTGATTGGATGTCAGCTTGTAATGTTCCACCGATTCCACCACCACCTGTAAATGTAAGAGTTGGTGCAGATGTATATCCTAATCCAACGTCTGTAACAGAAAGAGATGATATTCTACCTTCTTGCTCATTTAAGACTGCAACAAATTGTGCATCTTGTGTAGCATCTCCTGTTGATGGAACGACTGATGGTAAGTTTCTATATCCTAAACCTTGACCAGTTAAGGTTACTGTGTCTATTGAGAATCCAATAGTTGCATTAGCAGCAGCATTTTGTCCTGTGGTATCTCCCTGCACATTTGTTAATGTTACACTTGGGTTAGATGTGTATTCTCCACCGCCACCAACTACAATTGAATCTACAGAGAATGATAAGTCAGTTGCTACGACACAACCAGTTCCTGCTCCTGAGTCTGTAATAGTGATAATTGGAGAGTTTTGATAACCAGATCCTGCATCAGTGATTGTAAATCCATCAACAACACCACCTGTTTGTGAGACGTTGACGGTTGCAGTTCTACCTTGGAAGAACATTTGTCCAGATCCAACGGCAGATAATCCCTGAGCAGTTCCGTTATTAGCATTCGATAAACTTGTTGCAACTTTTAGCAAATCTTTGTCTACACGAATTGCATAGTATGTTGTTGCAGTTGTAAGACCAGTAGGTGCGACTGCAGCTGCATCTAACGTTGTAGCGTCAAATGTCATCTCCATACCAGTTTCAAAACTATGGTTTGGAATGTAGATTGTATTATTTGCTGTAGATACTACGGGTTGAGAAACGCTATTTGCATCTGTGTAAGATGCATCTGCTTGGAACTGGTTTTGTTGAGGAGCAGCTACAGTTCCTGTAGGTCCTGCATATCCTGATCCACCCGCTTGTATAGTAATTGATTGTAGAACACCCGCTTGTCCTAGTGTTGCGGTTGCTGTTCCTGCAGAAACCTCACCACCACCAGTAAATGATACAGTAGGTGCAATTGTATATAAATTTCCTCTATTTGATAATGTAATTTCTTTCAATGCACCTGTTGTTGTCAGTGTGCAAGTTGCTGTAGCAATTTGGAATGGGTTGGTTGTTACCTCTACTGGTTGTGCACCACCTGTATATCCAGATCCTTCTCCTGTTAAGTTTACAGTTCCTAAACCGTTCTTAAGAACAACGAATGATCTAGTAGAGAAGTTAGCAGCTTCTGATGATCCAAATACTGTAGATCCACCAAATCCTGCAATTTTTAGAGCACCTTGAACATTACTACCAAATGATATTGATTTGTTAACGTCAAAGTAAACTGCCTCTTTAACGATTGTTTCAGCGTTAACAACAAAGTCTTCTTCACCAGAGGGGTCAACGATTACCTGACCTGTAGTAGATGTAATACTGTTACCCGCAATTCTTAAATTACCAGTCTCAATAAACGCAGGGAATATGTTAGTTGTTCCAGTTGAGTCACTTAATGTGATGTTTGCAGCAGACTGAGCTGTTGATGTAGCAGCAAATGATACATTACCTGTCTCTTGGTCTACCGAGAATGCATCTCCAACACGGAAGTCACCGTCTTGGTCTGTTGATGAATATAATACTCTACCACTATTAAGTTCTTCTACCTCATTATTCTGAATTGCAAGTGATGGGTCATTTGTAAAGTCTTGTCCAGAACCAACATAACCAAAGTTATGTGCTGTCAATATAAGTTTTACACCAGAACCATCCGCTTGAACACCCTTCTGTCCGTATACACATGCAGATGCAACTGAACGCATCTCAGCACCGAACTGAGAATAGTCAGCAGTGATAACAGATGTAGCAGTATCACCACCATTAGATCTAATATCAGATGTTCCACCAGAGACGTCTGTAAAGGTCGTAGAGGCGTCTGTTCCATTAGCATGGAGTAATAGCACTGTATTGATATCTGAACCATATTCGGTTGTAGTCGGAGTAAATCCTGCAGTAAAACGAGCAGATGCTTTACTTACTCTTACTTCATCAATATGTCCGTTAAATGCTTGTGTAGGAGATGCTTGATAATCAGAACCTATAATTAATGGTTTTGTTGATCCGTAGTCATTAGCATCTGTATATGTGCCTAACTCAGTTCCATCTAAAAATAGTTTTGTTGTGCCACCACTTCTTGCTACTGCAACATGATAGAATGTGTTTGTTGCTAATGTTCCACCATTAATTTGTGATGTATTTCCTACTGCATAATGTAATGTAGTTCCATCAAGATACATTGTAGGTGCTGTATCTGTAGCAGAATTATCTCTAAGGTCAAATATTCTTTGTGTTCCTGTTACACTGCCAGGTCTTATGAATGCTTCTAGGCAGAAGTTTGCAGAACCAAATCCAAAGTCTTCATCAGTAGCAACTTTTACGTTATCTTCCGTTCCGTCTAATAATATAGATGCTGTTCCAAATTTCTTTTGTGCTGTATCTAACTGTGAGTCACCAAATCTACTTGTTACTTTAGCTGATTTGTTTACAGTTACAAATTCTCCAGTTCCCTTTCCAGTAATGAATACATATGTGCCATCGTTACTCGCAACTACACCACGTGCAACTGCTTTCTTATAAGTGACGTTACCAGATGTTGTGCCAGATGCAGAACTATCTGTATATGTAAAACTATTATTATCTACCTTTGTAATCTGATAGAAGTTATCAGTTCCTGCACCACTAATATGATCTGCATAGATGTAGTCATTAGTTGATAAACCATGTGCAGTTCTTGTCAGTGTGATTGTAGCACTAGATCTTGCATAAGTTCCTGACTGAAAACTATTCTCTAACTGGTATGTGACCTCTGATGTAGAGAATGTTCCTGATGTTCCACCTAATTTTAATCTTGTTTGACCTGTGCCAGATCTACCAGTAGCACCTTGGATACCTTGTATACCGATAGATGCAAAATAGTTGAAGCAATTCAACCACTCTACACGCATACCATTAGTGACCTTTACACCAACCTGATTAGGTGTAATGAATGTGCACTCATTAAACAACACAGAACCGTGTTGTGATGCAGATGCTAAGTTTGCACCATCTAATTTAGCACCACGTCCTGCATCTCCTTGTGCATATCCATAAGGATCAGATCCAGATACTACACTACCTTTTGTTAATACTGTTATTCTTTCTAGATATGGACTTTGTGTAGAGTCCATGTTTGATACTACAACAAATGCATATCCTTCATCAGCACCACTGTTGTAGAAAAAATCTTTGATTGTTAAGTCGGAAACATGACAGTCTCCAGATAATATAAATGCGTTATTATCGTTAGTTCCGCTTGTTGGTTTTACAGATGTTGATCTTAAATTAGTTCCACGCAATGTTACACCGTCACCAACGGTCATTGGGAATGCCTCTTGGTATTCGCCAGGTGCAACGATGACTGTATCACCAGATGTAGCAACTGATAATGCCTTTGTTATAGTAAGGAATGGTGTGTCTGGGTGTTTACCATTACCACCACCATTGGCAAGATTATCATTATTAGAACCTACTGTAGCAACATAGAAAGTATTCCCCTGACCATTCGTTATGTCAGTGGAAAGCATGGTAGTAACCACCTCACCCGTATTGGGTTTCTGGTTTGCCACCTCTATTATATTCGATCCGTTTCTAGCGTATAATTTTTTATCCGCTATATTAAGAGCGACCTCACCATCTTCTAGGTTAGAAGTCGTCGGGACTGCTGCTGCTGTCGTCGATCTCTTTAGCTTGATTCTCGTTGCCATCTAGAGCATTCTCAGATTGTTGGTCAGTATTCATACTATTTAACTGAGTTTGTAAATCTTGGATTTGTGCCTCCATCATTACATTTATCAGTGTCAATTCAGAAATTTTCTTTTGTAGTATAGAAATAACAATTTTTGCGTCCATAATTCAAATAAGTTTTAGAACGTTCCCCCGTCGATAGTGTCAGTCCATACAGGAACGCCTCCTGCAGTTACCGTCAATACTTGGAAAGATGTTGTTGCATCAGATCCTGTGCCAGGTGATGCCATGTTTGCCTCTGCAGTTACCTGTAAAGGACTTGTTCCTGCACCATAGACAATACCATTTGAGGTAAATGTCCCTACTCCAGTTCCACCATACTGAACCTCAAGGTCAGTATCAAGTTCTAAATCACCTAGTAATACGGTTCCACGGTTACCTGTGACACCGAATACAGTGTTTGTATCTGTTGCATCTTCAATGAATGTCCATGCACCTAATCCATCAGCACCACCTGTGCGGTCATAACCGAAGAATCCGAACTTGTTAGTTCCAGAAGCATTGTAGTGAACCTTAACACCACGATCTAATTGATCATCTGCACCACTCACAGTAACAAGAACAGAGTCATCTGCCATTGTTTGTGAAAGGTTATTACTTAAAGTAAGTGTTTTTGTTCCTACGTTAATAGCAGAAATTGTTGTGTTACTAGGAATACCAGTTACTGAGGAGGTAACTGTGTCACCAACTTGTAATTGATCTACAACATCCACAACAACTTGGTTTTGTCCACCAGCTGCAGATGCAGTCAGTGTGACAGGAGTTGTTGGATCTCCTAATTCAATTGTAGGATCGTTAACTGACATTGAAGCAGAGTTCACTGTAGTTGTAGTTCCATCAATTTGGAGGTCACCTTTAATAATAACAAGACCACCCGCATCAGTTGTAGGGTCAGGGTCAAGTATTAATTCTGTAACAGAGTTGATAGTTGTAATTGAGTTACCATCTAATTTAAGATTGTCAATCTCAATAGAACCAGTCTGTTGTGTATTACCAGAAATGTTTGTTTGACCATTAAAGGTTACACCATTCTGGAATGTAGTTGTTGAGTTAACTGTAAGTGAGTCACCAGCTGCAGTTCCGATTGTTGCATTGTCGTCAACTTGTAGATCTTTGATCCATGCTGTTGCTGCAACACCGATACCACCTGCAAATGTAACACCCGCAGTTGCTACGTTAGAAGCATCTGTGGTATTTGCAAAGTTTACCTTACTTGTTGATGTGGTTCCGACTTCAATGTCTGCACCATCAATCTTTAGTTTATCACTTGTTGTCTCGTCATATACTATAGAAGCATCTTTGTTATTACCAAAGATTAGTTTCATATCGTCAGCGATACGCAAGTCGGGAGTTCCCGCGACACGCTTGACGTCTAAAACTGCATCTGAGTCATTAAATGAGAGTTCTATGTCTCCTGTAGTTCCAAACTCTACTTCCTGTCCATCTTCAACTACAATCTTACCTGTGCCATTTGCACGAAGAATAAGATCAGCGTCTGTTGTAGAAGTTGTGATTACGTTAGCATTTAACTCAATGTCATCTACTAACCATTGGTCTATCTTCGAGTTACTATCTACAATAACTGAAGAACTACCTGTAAGTGTGCCATGCACATGATCCAGTAGATCTGTAAAGTATCTACCACCTACAATCTGTGCAGCACCATTGTTATCTCCAACAAATAGTCTGTCACCCGCATTTGCTTGCGTTCCATTTGCACCAGTAGTAACGGCTAACTCACCGAACGTAATAGTGCCAGGTGCTGTAGAACCTGTGCTCCTTTTTATCAGGATATTCGATGCCATTAGAAGCTACCCCCATTAATTGTTATGTCGTTTAATACGTTTGTAGCGATGAATCTTGTGCTTGTCGCGTCATACACGAGCACTGATCCGTTTGCTAGTCCACCTTGTGATGTGTCTGTCAAATCTACGTCTGACATTCCGCCAATTGTGCCACCGCCACCACCTGTAGCGACACGTGTGACTCTTGGAACTGATTGGTCTCCAAATCTTAGTCTTGCCATTTA